GAATTTAATAATAACTACATCTTATTCAAACAACAGAATGATGATGGTAGTTATACAATTAGTTGTGTTAACCCTAAGTAAATTAAAAAAATTACTCGACAATATATTGTGGTGGATAACAGGTAATAGATACGTTAGACCAAAACATACACCTAAGATATAATATAGAGGGGCAGATAAATTCTGGCCCTCTTTTTTTTGCTGCCTGATAGCAGTTAAGTTCATTTGCTAGGGGTATCCTACCAGGGAATAGCAGATGGCTACTGTACGGGGCTTAAAATGGACGATAGAGGGTATCTAAAGATGAAATTAAACCTACGAAATCCAATCCAAGCGAATTGCTGGCGGCGTGGGCATAAGATATTCAAGGATAAGAAAAAAGAATTATCTAAACGACTATGCCGATCTAAAAATAAATCTATAGACTATGATAAAGATAAATATAAAGATTAGTTATATGATATCTATAGACTAGCTATAGATTATCTATAGATATCTATATATACCATCGGGGCTATACCGGATTTTACCACGCCCGACGAGAAAACGCAAGGCCCGACGAGAGAAAATTTTTCTGAAAAAAATCTTGACAAGCCCGACGAGAAAATTTAGGGTGTGGCACGGCGAGAATTTTTGCAAAAACTTCAACCCTCAAAGGATTTAAAATCATGGGTAAGTTGTTTGATTGGTATATAGATGATTAACAAACAATATCATATCATTAAAGATGCTCTTCCTTATGAGCTATGTGATCATCTTATTGTAGATAATTTTATATACAATAAAGACAATAAACTTAAAGTAATACCAAGTAATACTGATAGTATACTAAGTAATACTAAGATGAGTGTAGAAATGGTAGCTCATCCCTGTAAATCTGATCTTGGTAAATTTTTTAAGCAGAATGCACGGACAACGAACAAAGAATGTGATTGGTATTTTCATATTGATAGAATTGAGAGCATACAGTTACTGAAACTAAAAGAAGGAAGTTCCTACCCTTTTCATATGGATCTAACTAAACCTAGAAAAGGGAAGGGATTTCATCAGAAGCAACGTAAGCTTAGTTGTATTCTATCTTTAAATAATCCTTCGGAATATATAGGAGGAGCTTTTAAACTACAGGATATTAATACAAGAGCTATCAATAAGATTCAATCTCAGTTAACAAAGGGATCATTATTAATCTTTCCATCTTTTATTCCTCATTCGATGGATGAAATAGAACATGGACAAAGATATAATATAGTAGCTTGGATAGAAGGATTATCTTTTAGATAAAAGAATTATGAAAAAAAATATATGCATAGCGACAGGAGGATTTGATCCTCTTCATTCAGGACATATCTCTTATTTAAAGGCTTGTGCTGAATTAGGAGATAAACTTATTGTTGGACTTAATTCAGATGAATGGTTGATAAGAAAGAAAGGAACATTTCTTTTACCTTATCATCAACGGTGTGCAGTATTATCGGAGTTAAAATTTATTAATACTGTTTATTCTTTTAATGATGACGACGATAGTGCCACTGCATTATTAAAAGATATTACAAATTATCATCAGGATAATAATACATATATCTTTTGTAATGGAGGAGACAGAACATCTGATAATATACCAGAGATGGATGAAGTAGAGAATGTTATCTTTGCTTTTAATATAGGAGGAGAAAAGACTTCTTCTTCAAGTGATTACTTAGATGCTTATTTCAACAACAGAAATATTAATGAAGGGATTATAAATTTAACCATGAAAGATGTTCAACCAGATTTAGAAATACAGGTGTATAAGAACAATATCAAAGACTTACAAGGACAACTACAAGAGTCTTATAAAAGGATAGCAGAACTACAAGAGATGCTTACTGATTTTACAAAAGGATTACCTGATGGCTTACCAGTTATCACCAAGAAAAGTAAAAAAGATTAAAAGATACTGTGATGCAGTGTATGATAATAACAGGAAGTTCAAAGTAAGAGATAACATATTAGATTCTAATAGAACTGGAAAGGAAATTAACCTTCAAGGTTTGGGTGCTGAGATCTGGTTCAAAGAAAAGTATGACATACCTTATACTTTGTTTGAGGATGAAGAGAATTTTATTCCAAGAACATATAAGAAGGATATAGATTGTATCTTTAAGAACGGTTTAAAACTAGAGCTTAAACAAACAATGTATCCTAAAGGATGTTTCTTTATAGCTGCTATAGATCATTGGCATAAACCTCGTAAACTTATATCCGATATGTATGTATTGATTGTCGGATCTTTTCCCTTTTATAAAAAGGATTTATTTATCAGTAAGTTAGATCTGGTAGATAAATATCTAGATCGTAATACAAATAGATTATGTCCTACTATCCATCCTAAGATTGGTAAAGCAGGATATCATATGGAACAAGACGAGATGTACAATTCTTTTGAAGAGGCTTTAGAAACCGATGGAAGAAGAACAACAACCTCTGAAGACACATCAACCATGTCCTGATTGTGGCAGTAGTGATGCTCTTTCTATCTACGAGAATAATACTTATTGTTTTAGTTGTAATCACTGGAAACCTATTACTGAAAAGGGAATAAATTATATGTCTGCTGTACATAAAACTAAATCTCCTCTTACCTCTTCAGATAGACTGTCTTTCAAAGCTATCAAAGATAGGCAGATAGAACTGGATACGTGTAAAAAATATAACGTCAAGACAGGACAGATTAACAACAAAGATGTACACGTTTACCCTTACTATGGTAAAGACGGAAGCCATGTTATAAATAAGATAAGGATTGTAGACGAAAAGAAATTCTATTCGGAAGGACAACGTGGTAGTGAGACTACTCTATTTGGACAAAACCTTTTTTCCCAAGGTGGTAAGTTTATTACTGTCTGTGAAGGAGAGCTTGATTGTCTTTCTGCTTACCAAATGCTTGGCAGTAAATGGCCTGTTGTTAGTATTAGGAATGGTGCTGCTTCTGGTATGTCTGAGGTTAAACGTAACCTAGATTTTCTTAATACATATCAAAATGTAGTTCTTTGTTTCGATGCCGATGTCTATGGACAGAAGGCAGTCAAACAAATAGCTAACCTTCTTGAGCCGGGACATTGTAAGATCATGTCTCTTAACAAGAAGGATGCTAACGATTACCTTATGGAGGGTAAGAGTCGAGAGTTTGTCAATGACTTCTGGAATGCCCGTGTATTTACTCCAGAAGGAATTGTCTGTGGTCCTGATTTAAGAGAGAAACTTCTTTCAGAAGAAACAATTCAAAGTCTTCCCTATCCTTGGGATGGATTAAACGCTATCACCTATGGCATGAGAAAGAATGAACTTGTTCTTGTTACTGCTGGATCAGGTATAGGTAAGTCTAGTGTAATGAGAGAACTTATTCATTATATTATCTCTAGCACAGAAGAGAAGGTGGGTTGCTTATTCCTTGAAGAAAGCGTTAAGCAGTCAGGACTTGGATTGTTATCGGTTCAAGCTTCCAAAAGATTTCACATTACTTCTGAAGGTGATAGAGATTGGACGATAGACGATAAGATAAAAGCTCTTGATGAACTACGCAATCTGGAACAGGTTGTCTTTTGGAATCACTTCGGTAGCTCTACCTTAGACAATCTCTTAACCCGTGTACGTTATATGGTTAAGGGATTGGATTGCCAATACATAATCCTTGACCACATATCGATGGTGATATATGAAACAACCAATGAACGTAAAGCTATTGATGACATCATGGTTAAGCTACGTACCTTGGTACAGGAGTTGGGAATTCATTTGATTGTAGTTTCTCATCTTAGCAGACCTCAAGGTACAGGCCATGAAGAAGGAGCTAACATCTCTTTGAACCAGCTTAGAGGCAGCCATAGCCTAGCCCAGCTTCCTGATATGATCCTTGCTCTTGAGAGAAATACTCAAGCTGTCAATGAAGAGGAGAGAAATAGGACTTGCGTTAGAGTTTTAAAGAATAGATTCTCTGGTGAGAGTGGTCCTGCTGCTCTTCTTCAATGGACAAAACAATCTGGAAGACTTACTGAAATTCCCTTTAATCTTAACGATGACGATACTAATGAGGATGAAGAGGATGAGTTTACCGATGATAGAGACTTCAGCTAAACAAGTTATCATCGATATAGAAACAAATGGATTACTTGATAAAGTTACAAAGATACATTGTATAGTTTGTAAAGAAGTTCTTAGTGGTGTCGTTACTAAGTATACATCTACTGATGACTTTTTAAACGGACCTTACACAGGTGATACAGTATTAATAGGTCATAACATATTAAGTTTTGATCTGCCTGTATTAGCTAAACTTTTAGGATACAGACATTCAGTATCTAAATGTATTGATACTCTTATCTTATCTCAATTGTTTAATCCAATAAGAGAGGACGGTCATAGTTTATCTGCTTGGGGAGAACGTCTTGAGTTTCCTAAGAAAGAATCTCCCACCTTTGAAAAGTATACACCAAAGCTTTTAGAGTATTGTGTCAATGATGTAGAGTTAACTTATAGACTTTTTAAATATCTAACAGATGAAGACGAGGGTTTTAAATTTTCAAAAGGAAGTATAAAGAGAGAACATTACTTTAGATATATTATAAATCAACAGGAGTATCATGGATTTTATTTAGATCTTCCTTATGCTACTACATTCTTAGCAGAACTAACTGATAAATGTATTACTATAGAACATGAACTACAAAAGATATTTCCTCCTACTGTTATAGAATTAAAAACAAAAACAAAATACATCCCCTTTAATCCTGCTTCTCGTAAACAGATAGCTGAACGTCTTATGTTAAAGGGATGGAAGCCAGAGCTTCTAACAGAAAAGGGAAATATAATAGTTAACGAAGATGTATTAGCAGAGATAAAAAATATACCTGAATCAGAATCTATTCTTGAATATCTTTTGCTACAGAAACGTGCTTCACAGGTTAGGTCATGGATTAAATTTTGTGATCCTAATACATCCAGAGTATATGGAAGGGTAAAAACTCTTGGTACAGTATCTACTAGATGCAGTCACCTTGATCCTAATGTAGCTCAAACACCGGCAGTTCATTCTCCTTATGGTAGTGAATGTAGAACCTGTTGGACTGTATCAGATGTAGATAAATATAGATTGCTTGGTTGTGATGCATCTCAATTAGAACTAAGAGTTCTAGCACATTATATGAAGGATAAGAATTACATAGAAGAAATATTACACGGTGATATCCATAGTGCTAACCAAAGAATGGCTGGATTAAAAACTAGAGATCAAGCAAAGGTATTTATCTATGCTCTTATATATGGAGCCGGTGCTAAAAAGATTGGGAAGATTATGAATAAGTCTCCAAGAGAGGGACAGCATATTAAAAATAAATTTCTTGAGAACGTACCTGCTCTTGACACTCTCTTACAAAAGGTTCATAATGCAGCAGATCATTCTGGTACTATCAGAGGATTAGATGGTCGATACTTTCAAGTCAGAAGTTTACATAGCTCTCTCAATGTTTTAATCCAAGGAGGAGGAGCTATCATTTGTAAAGAATGGTTAATCCAGATAATGAAGGAGATACAACAACAGAATATTAAAGCAAAACCAGTAGCAAATATACACGATGAGATTCAATTTGAAGTCAACAAGGAGGAAGCGGAAACGCTTGGACAGATTACGAAACAGGCTATGAAAAGGGTCGAGAAAATTTTAAAGCTTG